GGTGCCAACGGCTCGTCATCGTTACGGATACGAACACCGCGCGCCTTGAACCCAGCAGGCAGATTCGACAACGTGCCGGCATCTATAAGCTGCCGCAGTATCGAAGTCGCCGCACGTGACAGACCACCTATAGTATGAAGCAGACCAAAGCCATAAAAGCCAAACCCAGGAAGAAACTTGAAATGAGTAAAATATTGTCGTTTCCGTCTAAGGGGATCTGCCTGCCGATAGTTTCGTACCACTGACAAAACCTGCCCCGAAGANTCGTCAACAGTGACGATATACGGGAGTTTAATNCCTGTGGGCTGNCCCATCTCATCGGCATCCTCAAAACCCTCAAGATCAAGCTCTGTATGGATTTCAAGCAAAGTGTGGCTGTCATCGCCATACGACGGATGAATACCCTGAAGCTCGTTGCCAGTTGTTCGAATCGCACCATCTTCTTCCTCGTCCTGTGCTTGTATGTCCACGTCGCGGTACACACCCGCAACCTGTAACTTGCGAAGCTCGTTTTCAGTCAGACGGATAACATGCGTGACACGTTCAGCAGTGTTCAAATCACTGGCTGCGTACGGAACAATCAGATCCTCGGCAGGCACAAACTTTGAAACAGCACGCTGCTTATTGGTGTCAAAGTAAACTTTCTTAAACGTCGATCCTGTCAGCGGCAGATAGAACAACATCTGATCCGTGTCCGGATCGTACTCGTCCATGATCTCCATAAGCTGGTAGTTCATAAAATCTTTTACNCGCTGGGCCTGATCCTCCAGCATCTTGTTCGANGCACCAAGAATCTGCGTCTTTACAGGACCACCAGCAGGCAGCATCTCCTTGTAAGCCTGCGCCTGAAACTGCGTCACCGCCTCGCTAAGAAGCGGGTGGTGCACGCCACTCGCGCCAAGGAACGGCTCGTTGCGCTCTTCATAATTTACGCCAAGCAACTTCAAGCCCTTGGCAATCGCTTCTTCCCAGTCTTCGCGAGACTCCTTGTCGCCATCTACTTTGTTACTAAGATCAGACGATAACGAGCCAAGTATGGAATCATCCAGAACCTCGGCAAGATTGGCATTGTGGTCGTACATCTCAGCCTGGACCTCGACCATCTCTTGCATGCCGGCAAGCTCAATGCCCTCTGGAAGCATGTCCTCCATAGGCAGTTCGACTGTCATTTCTTCGGGCATCTGCTGCACCGGGCCACCCGGACCCATCGCCATGTCTACTGTCTGTGGAGGAAGTGCCATTAAAAGATTCCTTTGAATGTGCCGCCACGACCTCTCATGACAGGTTTACGTCGAGAGACGTTTCTACCTCGGCTCGGTTTATCATACATTGCAAGATACTCTCGTGCCGCTTTTCTTATGTGTTCTCTAGGACTTCTTAAATCTTTTTCCGCCAAAGGAATTGCACGACTGGCAATCGGGTTAGACCCACCAGCTCCAGTGATAAACGATTTTGGTTTAGCTTTAGGATATTTTCTTGGTTTGTTACGTCCTCCAGTAACTCCAGTTTTTCTCTTTCCGGGTACGGTAATTGGTCGTCTCATCAGAAAATCCCCTTAAATCGNTGCGGNCGAGCAATCGGGCTAAAACCTTTGATCATGCCGCCGGCAGCTTTCTTGGGCGGACCAATCCGTTTGANGTACTCCTCNAATGACATGGTNGCCGAGTAGTCTGTCTCGCCCGGCTTTGGGTCGTANAACCTGTCACGNAGTTTTGCCAGAAGCTCTTCGTCTTTGATGTCGTCTTTTTTCTTCGCCATCAGAATGTCCCCTTNAAGGTGCCACCGCGTTTTTTCATAATCGCGCCACCCATTTTTTGTTTTCGGGTCGTACCTTGAATGTCGCGTATCTGTTCTTCCATCTTCAATATGCTGTCAGAAAGAATCTCGCGGATTTCTGGGGTGCCTCTAAATTTTCGTAATGATTCCTTTACCATCTCTTGTTGACTTCGAAGACTTGCAATCATTACGTCGTCAATTTCTTTTACTTTTGCCATCACATCACCTGCCTTGCCATGCCGCCAATGCCCGAGTGTATCAGTTTCTTTGGTCTCAAGTCTACGGGACCGCCTTTTGCGCGTCGGATAACCTTGTTTTCAAATACGTCGCTCAGTGGGCCAAGATTTTCTTCGTATGTCTCTTCACCTGTCTCCGGACGTTGATCAGGCGGGTAACGTCGAGTGCGAATTCGATCTCCGAAATAAACAGCACGAGCTTTTTTGTGGTCTCTGCCGCGTATCTGCGGTCTTTCTAAATTTCCTGTTGAGGTGTTAACTGCTTCAATCGTTTCAAGTTGAACCACGTCCTTACTATCAACTGCCTGATTCAGACCTTTCTTGATGTGTGTTTCATATATCTCTTTGACAACATCATTGTCTGGTCGGCTAGANGATACGAAATCCTCCCAGTTAGGAAAGATAACCCCATCAAGCCCCTTCTTTTGTGCCTCTGACAACATCAGACGAACAGCAAATTGATTGAAATAGGTGTCCGAAGATTTACCAGAAAACGGAGTGCCAGGACGATATGCGTCAGGCGCCGCAGGATTGTTAATAGTATTAACCCATGTTTCAAACGAGCGTTTCAACTCCTCTGAGCGTTCTGCACTTATGTTTGGAGAAGAATCAATAAGTGTGTTCATCTCTGAAATACTGTCGCTCGGGTCGGTGGGGCGGAAAATCCCTACTTCGAGTGTGCCAGCAACATCTGTGGTGATCCGCTGTTGCAAGTTACGTTGAACCATCGCCGGAACACTGCTGCTTGTATCGGTAAGCAAGACATCGTCAACATTTGTACCAAGAAACCCAAACACGCCTGGATCATCTTGTACAAGCTGAGTAAAACTGCCGGCGGCTATATTATCTCCGGGACTTCGTTCACTAAGTAAAACTTCAAGTGGTGTTTCCCCCTGATCCATAGCATCTCGTATACCTTCGTAATAGGCCGCCGCAAGATTCCCCTCAGGCTTGCCTTCCACGAGAAAATCAATTGTATCAGCTTCCCGCGCACGTTTTGCAATTACACGATTTAATGTTGCAATATCTTCTGCATCAATGGGACTAGAGTCCGGATCCTCAATCGCAGACTTCAACACTTCTTTAAGTTTAACTCTACGTGTCACATCGTTGTTATCAGACAAACCACGAGCGTTGAATTCTCCCACGCCCTGATCATCTAACGCCAGACGCCCTGTCACTGGCAGACCGTCAACTCGAAACGCTGCAAAATCTGAAGCTACTTCAAGTTGCGACATGGACAGTTCCAAACCCGCAATTCTATCAAGATCCGCATCATCGATGACTTTAAGAAAGTGACCTGTCATTAGTTTTGTCAGAACTTCTGTGACGGGCGCAATATCCGTTTGTGGATCAAGATTGGAAGGAACTCCAGTAGGCGCTGCTTCGTAGATCGAGGCAATTGTTTCCGATGTCTCAGCGGGACTCGGACGAACGCCACCAAGCAAGATTAAATCATTTCCAAACTCATTCGCAGTATCTTGCATCTGTCTTTCAAGACTGTCTAAAAAGGCTCCCTGAGTCGAAGCCGTAAAAGACTGAGCACGGCTTTCTGCGGCCTGATCAAATACTTCAGGNAACAGNTCTCTTANCTCATCAAGATTGTACCGCTCTTCGCCCGTAAGGAACCGAAACTCATCCCCTCGACCCATCGCAAATTTACGTTCTGAAACCGCAGTGTTAGACTGTAATTCTTCAAGAACACCAATCCTGCGCCCCTGACCGTCTGTTATTACTTTTAGACGAATGTGACCAAAGTATCCCGGTACTCCAGATTCGACGGAGGCAGCAGTGCCCGGTCCGCCTTCCGTACCAATGTTGTGATCTGCAATTGTGCCAGGATTGCCACGCATTCCATACCCAGCATATGTGCCACCCCGAGTCTGCACCGTTCTACCCTCCAGAAACGGAACAGTAGAGTTCGGGTTGCTTANATAGATATGCATCTGTTCGCCATACTCAGGACTAATGCTGTACTGACCAAAGTCAGTAAGCACAGTCGTCGGTCCGCCCTGCGCCGCGTCAGCATCAACTTCTGACTGCAACAAACTCTTTACGCGAAGCTGCGGAGTATAGTCTCGATACAACGCGATAACCTGACCGCGATACAACTGATTCGGTGCGTGCTTTTCTAGAAAATCAATAAATCTAGAACCCTCTCTGTCACGCTTTACACTTTCTCCAAACCCGCCACGCAAGGAATCAAGAACTTCCTCCTTTGACATCGCGCGATTGTCCGGCAACCGGTCTATAAGCTGGTAAAAAGGAGAGTAATCGACAACGTCGCCCTGTCGAATAGCGTCCCTAGTCATGACGCTATGACGTGCTACCTGTGTGTCCAAGCTAGCTGTCATCGGCATAACTTGATCAGTCGGAATCAACGGCATGTCTACCGTGCCTGTAAACCCAACTTGCGGAGTGTCTGACACTATCTCGGTGGCGGTTCCCTCAATAATTTCTTCGGCTGCTGTAGTCGAAGGCGGGACCGGCTCTGCACTGGCACGAACTTCTGGTTCAGGAACCGTGGGTTGAGCTTGTGGCTGCGGAGGACTGTTGTGAAACAAGTTTTGAAACTCATCCGACATAGAATCAGGCCAAGCAATGCGCGCGCCTGCCGGAATACGACGACCAGTGATGTCGTACATGTCTTCCTGAAATTCAAAGAAACTAAAACCACGACCAGTTCCCACCATTCGTGAGACCATGTCCGCATCAGTCAGGCCGGGAACATAGTTAAAGATCGTTACATCGTCCCCGCCAGGCAGACCACCGGGAATGATGTCCGGGTTCATAGTAATGGTGTTTGGCCCATACTGAACATCTAACTCTTCCTGCCGGATGTTGGGTGCAAAACCAAACTGCTCATCCACAGAATCAATCCGAAAATCCGGATCTGTCGCATCAGAGTCATACAAACCTTGAGCAGCATAATANTGATCAAGCTGCTCGAATTGTTGCTGTTGAGCGACATTCGCACGCTCNTGTGCCAACCCCTCAACATACAAACGACGCAAATCGTCCTCTGGACCAGACACCTCTCCGCCGTCAGGCATCGTGACTATAAACTCTTCGCCCTCGTCGCGAACCACCGGCGCCGCCGCAAAAGCCTCTTCCAACGCTTCTTCACTCTGCGGCAAAAACGGAAGCAAACGACGACGCGGATCCTGCTCACTCCCGTAGCCCATGCGCGCCGCAATTGGATTTGGATCCAGTCCCCGAAGAGACCTTTCATATGCAATCAGATTCCGCTCTTCTTGCTCTGAAAGCGGAGACATCGCACGCTTTATAGCCTTGGGAGCCTTCGCAAGAGCAAACGGATCAAGAAGGAATTCGCCAACAAACGCACCCTGCCTGAACGGATTTATACCCGCACGAGATAACGCATCGTCGCTGTCACTAGGTGCATCCAACCTGTCGCCAGCACCCATCAACCGCATGATGCCTTCCGCACCATACGTCTCACGAAACTCGTTTAACTGCTGAAAATACGGAGACTCTTCCTGATTGATCGTCTCGCCAGTCACCAGCTTGTTTATAACCGCCGGTATGTCGCCAAAAATTATGCCCGTCAAATCTGCCGGTAACCCGCCAAGACCCGCAACCGCTCCGGTGGTAAGACCCTCCATTACATCCCGGCCCTCCGCCAACACCTCATCCATTGGCCGTCTGTTCTGAAATTGTTCGCGGACCGAGAGCCGATTTGCCATCGCACGCTCAACAGCAGTCGGCTTCGGTGTGGGAAGAGTCATGATCCCCGCACCACGGTT